AGGCAAAGTCCGAGCATCCCGATGCGGGGGGTAGTTCCGAGAAGTTCACGGAGCTGACCCTTGCATACGAGTGCCTGTCCGATGACGAGAAGCGGGATCGGTATGACCGCACCGGCGAGACCGGCGGCTCGTCCATTGACCAAGAGCTGAACCAAGCCCTGTCGATTGCGACCGGTGCAATCAATGCTGTCATGCAGGAGATTGCCCGTCGCGGGCTGAAGCTCGAAAACTTTGATGTGCTTGGTGATGCCATGCGAACAATCGAAGCGCAGATCAAGGCAACTGAAGAAATGATTAAACAGCACCAGCTTGAAGGCGCGAAGCTCGAACGTCTGTCAAAGAAATTTACGGCGCGTAAGGGCAAGACCAATCGACTTGGCCCGGTTTTGCTGGCGCAGGCAAAAGACCGGTTTCGTCAGGCAGAGGTCAGCGTGCAAACCAATGTGACGTTGCAAAAAGCCGTAAACATATTGGATGAACATAACTTTGAATGGACACCACCGGAAGATGTTTCGGTGGCACCGATGACCCCGTTTGGTAATACTGGATTTGTGCAATGGCGTTGAAATCGGCAAAATGGGTGAAGCTGTTTGATGCGTTTGTCAGCGACATCCGCATTACCTCGAAAGAGGCGGTGTCGCAGGATGAGCGCGGCACGCCGCTGGAGATGTGGGAGTCGCAGCGTCGCTTCATTAAGGAAGTTGGCACGGGCTTGGACAACGGCATCCACAAGTTCTATTGCTTAAAGTCGCGTCAGCTTGGTGTGACCACGGTGTCGCTGGCTATTGATGTGTTCTGGCTGGCACTGCATCCGAACCTGATCGGTTGTCTGGTGACGGACACCGAAAAGAACCGCGAAGCCAACCGGCAGCTCTTGCAGAAATATGTGGAGTCGTTCCCCGACGGCTACTTCGGCGACACGTTCAAGATCGTAAAGAACAACCGGCAGATGCTGTTGTTCTCGAACGGCTCTCGTTTGGATTTGCTTGTGGCCGGTGTGAAAGACAAAGGCACATCGTGGGGTGAAGGCGTCGGCTATGCGTTTGGCCATCTGACCGAAGTCGCGTCTTACGGCTCTGCGGAAGGTCTGAAATCTTTAGAAGAAGGTTTTGCACAGACCAACCCAAACCGGCTGTTCATTTATGAAAGCACGGCAAAAGGTTTTAACCACTGGCGGTCACGCTACATCGACGGGTTGAATGATCCGCTATCGGCACGGGCATTTTTTGTTGGTTGGTGGGCTGGTGATACCAATGTGATCCCCCGTAAAGACCCGCGCTTCTTGCAACACGGTTTGCATCCGCCTGACTCCGAAGAACAGGAGATCATTGATTACGTCCGGCAAAACTATCAGCACAAGGTCACGGCTGAACAGTTGGCGTGGATCAGATGGAAAACAGAATCGGCGGGGGCCGAAGCCGCACTGCTGGATCAGAACCAGCCGTGGACTGCCGAGCAGGCTTTCGTCCAGACCGGCTACTCATTCTTCCAGACCCGCGTCATCACGCAAGACTTGAAGAAGCTGGAAGAGGAAAGCGTCCGGTATCGGGCGTATCGCTATGAGGTCGATGGCGACTTCTTCAATTTCAAAATGTATGAGCTGAAGCCCGGCGTTGACAGTGCCGATGACATCGAGCTGAAGGTCTGGGAAGAGCCGGTTGATGGTGCTAAATACGTCATCGGTATGGACCCTGCATATGGCCGTAACGACCACAAAGACCATCATGTGATCTCGGTGTGGCGGTGCTTCGCCGACAAGGTTGTGCAGGTTGCCGAGTATTGCACCGCGGATGTGGAAGCCAAGCACGCCGCGTGGGTGCTGTTCCATCTGTCCTCCGCCTATAGGGATTGTTTGGTCAATCCAGAAGTCGGCGGCCCCGGCGCGATTGTGCTGGGTGAGTTTGACCATCTCCGTCAATTACTAAGTGCGGAGTCAAACGCAAGCCGCGTGCAAGCGCGTGGTTGGGAAGACGCGGGCGCACACGCCCGCATGTATCTTTACAAGCGGCCTGACTCAATGGGCGCGGGCTACGTCATCGGTTTTGCGACCACATGGTCAACGCAGTCGGTGTTGATGCACCAGTTGCGCGGTTCATATGTGTCGAACGAACTCGACATCAAGTCGCGCTCGTTGTTGCAAGAGATGGCATTGGTTGTGGTTGAAGACGGCCACATCGGTGCGCCAGAGTCACGCGACGAAAACTGCAAAGATGACCGCGTGTTTGCGATGGCCTTTGCCGTCCGTGCGTGGCGTGACTGGACCCGCAAGGAAATGATGGCGCAGGGCCAGACCTATGAAGCCGTCATGCGCATCGAGAGCGGCAGCGAAAAGCCGATTGTCACTTCCGTTAACCGCATCGTCTACAACTATCTTCGGACGATGGACGAACAGTCTCAGGAAGAGCCTGAGACTATTGAACCTTGGAGAGAGGAATACGGGTTATGAAAAACGCCATTGAAGTTGAAAACAAGTGGATCGACATTCCAACCCCGTCGGAAGATTATCCCTATGATGGTCAAGGCGTGTGGGTAACAGACAATTACGAAAACGCATATGCTGCCGTGTGGCGCAAGACCCGTTCCTATGACGCGCCCAACAGTAAGTGGGTTGTTGACGCTTATTGGGCACGGCACAACGCAGGTGGGCAACGCCTTGAAATTACCCCCGTTGCGTTCAAAGATATGGAAGACTGAAATGACATTAACCACAACCATGTTAGGACACACCGTGATCCCGTCCGACACTTTTTTAGAGCCGACCAAATATAAAATCCGGTATCAATGCGATCTGTGCGGCCACAATTACACCCGCACCTACAAGGTGATCCCGAAAAACGACCCTGCTTGCCCCAGCAAGTCGTGCCAGACCAAGCAGCAGCTTGTTGCAATGCAAAAAGAGATGGCAAATCTCAAGCGCATGGTTGAAGCAGGGGCTGCGCCCGCCCAGACCGGCAGCAATGTGCGCGTTCACGCGGTTGATGAGACTGCAAAGATCGTGATGGAGGACTATCAGATGTCCGATCTGCGCGATGGCATCGGTCCCGGCGAGTCTGTAGCTCCAAAATTGCCTCCGCAGCAGCAAGCAGCGGCTGATAATTACTTTGGCAATAAGGGTCTGCAAAGGGCCGGAATTAGCCCGAAACAGGCCGAATTGTTGGGTCGTCGGGCTATGTCGGGGGCGTTTAGAAACTCGGCGGTTGCGCCGAACCAAGTTCTACCAAGCTCGCGCAGCGGGGAAAGCCCGCTGCGCATTATTGGTCAAGAAAAACTCAAATAAATTATTTCTTTTTTCCGCCGCCCGAGTGAGTTTGCATTTTGATTGCTTGCTCTTGGGCGGCGGCTTCGGCTTTTGCCACATCGCGGCGCATGATACTTGCGCGTAACTCGTCTGGGTTTGGCGCGTCCACATGATCGACAAGTTGTGCCGCACTCATTGCGCCAATCTTGACCAAGTTGAACGCCAGCTCTTTTGCTTCCATTGCAAAAGCAGGCGACGACGAATGGGAGTCGATCATCAACGTCACATCTTCCGGCAAATCGGCAAACGTAAACGTGACAGGCACCGTGCCTTTGGCGGGCGGGATGATTAACTGCTCTTCGCCCGGAACCGATGTGTCTTCAAGACCGGCCTGTTCTTTTGGAACCCACGCGATGAGGTTCTGATCAAGGTGTGCGCGTGCCAGATCAAGCAAACACGCACCAAGTTTTTCCACATCACGTTCGATAAGCAGTGCGCGATCTTTGAAACGTGGTGAGAACATACGCACCAGTGTTTCCGCGTGTTGTGCGGAACGCACACCAGCTTCGCCCTGACCTTTGGCAATTGGCGGCAAGCCCATCATCTCGTCAAACATGCGCTCATATTCATGCAGCGAGTGCCACAGAGCTTCGGGGATTTGCACGTTGTCGCGCTCGATCTTGGCGTTCGGGTTCTGGTCGGTCCAGTAACCGCCCGGACGATTGAAGCGTGACAGCGCGGTCTGGTTAACGCCGGTTGAACCAACAAATTTTGTGGGCGGGTCTTCCGACTTGCGCAGCAACCGGTTGATACCTGTGATGCGGGAATTGATGGCTTCCTGCAACAGAATAAGACGTGCCACTTCCGATCCGCCCCAGAAATAGCCCGGAACCGGGTTTGCGCAGAATGTGTTAAACGGATGGTTGCCTTTCAAACAAGGCTCGGTCTGTTGCGTGGCCGGGTTATAAGAGAACGCATTGATCGACATATATTTACCGGCAATCAGAATGTCGTCGCCGATGATCTGGAACGTGGCCCAGTCACCGCGCTTGCTATCCCACACCCAGACCTCATCCATTTCCAGCATCGAGGCTTCAACAGCAGGGTCGATGTTGGGGCGTGGTTGAGACATCCAATCCACAAGGCCGCGACTGGGGTTGGGGTTTGACGAGCCAGCGGCTTGGAATGGATAGAGGCCGCCGGTGACAATGTTCATGGCCGAAGCGGAGGCTTCTTTCATGCCGCCGGTCGTGCTGCGCATATATGCTTTTGCACGGTCAAGCAGCTCACGCTCGTCAGGACGCCCTTTCACAAGATTGCGGAACTGCGTGGGGTTGATCAACATGCGGTGCGTGAACGCTTCCATGTCTGGATCAAGCCGCGTGTGGTTTTCATGCAAGACACCAAAATTTTCGGGCTGAACCAGCTCGCATTTGAATTCTCGGTTCACGGCGTTTGCTTTGATAATGCCAATACCTTTGCGAAGACTGATGCCAACGGCTTGAGAGATTAAACTGTCCGCATCAATCTGCCGACAGATGTTCCTGATTTTTGATGCGGCAGCCCGACCCTTGGCTTGGTTGACCACATTAGGGATTTCCGAGTCGGTGACGGCAAATCGCAAGGACACAGGGGAGAACAGCAATGATTCGAGATCATCGAGCGCCGCGTATGTTTTATTAAACATGGCGGGCGCGGACGCATCGGCTGATCCGGCAGTCGCGTAGGACTCATAAAAAGCTCCTCTATTTTGCCTCGCTTGGCGCGAGGACATACAAACATCGGCGATGTTTCGGGCGAAGCCTTCGATGTCGCGGCTTGGTATCAGCATGTCATCCCATCCTATCGGTTTGAAAAGAAACGACTTTTTACACTTGCGTGTTGACTTTCGTTTCCCAATCAGCGTAACTTTGCAATGTCAGGATGGTAAGCTCTTCTGACTTCCCTAGCAACTAAGGAGTTTAACTATGTTTAACATCGAAACCGCTATCGACAAGCGTGGCCGTAAAATGTCCCGCAAGGGCCGCAAGTAATTGTGGTTTTGAAGGGTAGGGGCTTATTGGTCCCTACCCTTCATTTCAAATTTAACAAAGGAACTATGTCATGCGTAAGTCAAAACGTAAAACCTGCCGCTAAAATCCGGTTTAGTTTTTTGAAGGAATAGAACGTGGCTTTACCTCCCATGCCAATGCCCGGCGGCGCTCCCGGCGGAATGCCCGGTGCAGGTGGACCTCCCCCGATGGGTGGAGCCGGTCCCGCAACTATGCCTACCCCAATGCAAGGTTCTCAGCGGCAGGGTTTGTCCTCGCTGAAAGTGGGTCTTGAGGCTTTACAAAAAGCACTCCCCCAATTGCCGATGGGTTCGGCTCTCCATCAATCAGTTCTGAAAGCGGTTGCTGACATCGGCAAGCATTTGGAAAAAGAAGGCGGCGCAGGCAACGACCAGTCAGGTGCTATTCAGCAATTAATGGAAATGGCACGCGCAGCCAAGACACAACCCAATATGGCTGCTATGATGCCCGGCGCTCCGCCAGCAGGCGGTCCTCCCGGTGCAGGCGCACCAACCCCACCAATGCCCCCTATGGGCGCTTAGGAGTCTGAATTATGGCACAAGGTAAAGTTCCTACCCCTTACGTCAACGACGTAAAAGAAGATAACAGCGTCATGGTCTATATGCCTTTTGACACGATGGGCATTGGCTCGCGCAAGTCCGGTATTCCTTCGGGCAATACCAACGGCATCCGCAGCCTCGATCACGTTGGTACCGATGCTTCGCACGGCGCCGGTAAAAACGGTTCAACTGCCGCCACAGGACGGAAGTAAACCATGACCCAGATGACCCCAGATCAAATTGCTTCGGTTCGCGCCAGAGAGTTGATTGATGCTCTGTGGAACGATGGTGAAGTTGGTAAAAAAATTCAAGCCACAGCAAAAGCCAAGTGGAATGATGTCCGAACCACGGAAGATGTGCTTTCTCCTATTGTTGAGCCGCATTTGCAAAAAATGAAGGCGATGGAAGAAAAGTACGAAGCTCTTCTTAAAGAACGCGAAGACGAAAAGCGTTCTAGCGAAGACGAAAAGGCACGGCTGAAGCTCGAAGATCAGCTTGAGGACGCACGCCGCAAATACAATCTGACTGAAGAAGGTTTCAATCAGATGGTAGATCGGATGAAATCCACAGGTAACTATTCGGATGCGGAAGCAGCTGCGGCATATGTCGCCAGCAAGGCACCGCCAGCTAAAGTTGCGGGTCCAACTTGGGCACCCCAAGACCTCGATCTCTTTGGGTCCAAGAACCGCAATGAAGAACTCGTGCAACTCCACCGTGACCCACAAGGTTATATGGACTCGCAGCTCTCCGAATTTGTGGCCGATCCTGATCGTTACGTTCGGGACACGCTCGGTTTTGCGGCTTAATCAAAGGACGTAACTAATGGCATATCCCAATTCACCTACACCTACACTGACCGGGAGTGGTATTACCCCATCCGGTCAGCTTGGCGCACAGCTCGCCGCTCTAACTCGGCGCGCTTTTATTCCTTCTGTCTATGTGCAGATTTACCAGTCGCATCCGCTGCTTTCGTTGTTCATGTCGAACGCTAAAGCCGCACGCGGCGGTGTCAGCCAGATTACAGTTCCAGTGCAGGGTTCGTCTTTCGTATCCTTCAACTGGGGTTCGTTCGCTGGCGATTTCCCGATGCCAACCGATCAGGCAGCTATCCAGAACGCTCAGTTCTCACTGAAGCTCGGGATGGTTCCAATCGGCTTCTTCGGGATGGAGTCCATCATCCAGTCTTCGGAAGTTGTTATTCCAAAGCTCCGCGCAGTTATGTCTGATGCGGCAGTGGTGATCAAGCAGGCTTACGCTCAGGCTTTGTATTCCAACAACTATGCAAACTCGCAGGTTTGGGATTCGCTGACGCAGGCATTTGATGACGGCACAAACGTACCTTCCTACGGCGGTATCAGCCGTACCCCCGGTTCGTTCTGGTCCGGTCAGCTTATCACCAATACCGGCGCAGCCGCCACGACCCGCACGGGTATGGCTCAGTTGCTCACCCGCATCCAGTCGGGTGCAGGTGGAGAAGCACCTGACTACGCCGTTATGAACCCCGCCAACTGGGCCGAACTCATGGCCGATTTTATGTCGCTGGAAATGTACACCACGCGGCCTAAGTCGATCTATGACAAGGACGATGTGGTGAACGCAGGCTTCCGCGCAATTCGGGTGCTTGATACACCGATCTTCCCTGATCCATTCTGCCCGCTTGGCACCTGCATCGTGGTCAACTCGCGCTATACGGGCCTGTATATGTCCGAATACGCTCCGATGACTTTCTCCGGTTTCGAGAGCCAGATTCCCGTCGGTCAGATTTCTGACATCGGTGTTTTGATCTCTTGCGCCGATCTCGTTTGCGCCAAGCCTTCGTCCGGTGCCCAGATCACGGGTATTACCGGCACGGCATGGCCTAATGTTCCCGGCACATACCCAGCCGTACTTTAATTAGGAGTGAGGACTCATGGCTCTTTTTTCTGGACAGGGTGTAACACCTTCTCTTAAAGGCGTTACCACCAACGTAGTGACCCTTCAGGCCGGTCAGGTGCAGTTGCTGTACCCTGCTGGTTGGTATTGGGTTAAGACTGGTCTTTACACCAGTCTTCAGCAGTATGACCCTATTACGGGCATTTGGCGTGCTATCGGTGCTGGCGATGCCAACGCTGTTGACCACTTCATTTACTCGGATGGTGTTAACTATCGTCTGGCCAATCAGACCGGCGCACTTGTCGGCGCTCTGTTGACCAACGCTGGTTCCGGCTACACTTCCGCTCCAACGGTTACGGCTTCGGCAGGTAATTCGATTTGGCGTGCGATTGTTGGCGGCGCAGTCTCCACGACTGTTACCGTTACCAACGGCGGCACCAACTATGCGTACCCCCCGATTGTGCAGTTCTCCGCGCCTCCTCCGGGCGGTGTGCAGGCAACCGGTTATTCCACTCTGACTTCGGGTGTTGTGACTTCGGTAACTGTGACCAACCAAGGTGCAGGTTACGCTTCGGCTCCGACCGTTGTGTTCATCAATGACCCCCGCGAAGGTGTCAACGGTGTCAGCACCGGTTACAACGCCGCAGCAACTGCAACTTTGACTGGCGCAGGCACTGTGACCGCAGTTCTCTGCGTTGATCATGGTCTCGGCGGCTTGACCTCGCTTCCCACCCTGTCCTTCGCAGGCGGCGGCGGTTCGAGCGCAGCGGCAACCGGCATCATGTGCTGGACCATCACGGCATATGCCGCTGGTACTGCTGGTGCGGGTCTTGCTGGTACGGTTGCCCGTATCTCGGCAGAAGATGCGTTCCCAACCACAGCAGCCGCTTACACCAACCCATACACTCAGTCTGGTTTGGTTAAGACGCGTAATGCCGACATTAAAGCACCAATCTCCGGTGCCGGTATTACCGCGACAGGTCAGGTTGTTTATGATGGTGGTATCTACACCTCATCGCCAACCCCAGTGGTTATCCCAACCGCTTCGATTGTCACCACTGCTCCAGTTGTGACCTTCACTTTGGGCGGCACGACCGACACCAGCTACATCACTCAGACTTAATCTGAGCGGCTGGCGCAAAACAAAAGCCCGTGCTTGCGATCTCGCGGGCGCGGGCTTTAATTTTGGATAGATGATATGTCACTCAGTCAGCTTCTTAATGATACCTCGGCACTTTTGAACGACATGAACTATTCGTTCATTTCGCAAAACCAACTGACCCGTTGGATCAACACATCGCGTCGCAACGCGGCCAAACGCACCGGCTGTGTCAGGCGTTTGATTACAGGTCAATCGGCTTTCGGCGCGTCAGCGCAAAACAATGTTGCAGTCCCCAGTGCGGCACAGCCCGGCGCGTTGCCCGGCGGGTTCTCAAATGGAACCTACCCCAACGGCAACACGACTTATGGGGATTTCAATCAAGACTACAACCAAGATTACAACGTCAATTACTCCTATTACCCAAACCCACCGCCCTACTATTCGATTGCATATGGGGCAATCAACAACACCTGCATGACCATTCCGGGCGTTGAGCGTTACCCCTACATTGGGTTTTTCAACAACTTTTTGAAAGCGCAGTACGCGGGCGTCGATAAAGTTCTTGACACCATTGCCTGCGCGGTCAATTGGGGCGGCACAACTCGTCCAAACTTGGATTGGATGCCGT